CAGTCGGATCAAAGTTATTATCAATACCAACACGATTACCAATCTTATTAATTGCTAGCCTAGGCAAAGGCAAAGTAAGAGGAGCATTGCTACCATTAACTCGATTCGCTCGAATTTCAGGTGTGCTCGCCCTATCATAACCTAGCCAAGTGCCAGTAGAAGCATTACTATGATGATACTGAACACCATACAATCCAGGTAGTGCTGTAGGATTTGAAATACCATCAACAATAAGAACGTCAGTAGCAATAGCACCAGCAATAGCAGGAGTTACCTGAATCTGCTTATTTTCAACATCCCAAAAAGTAATAAAACCTTTACCACGAAATGTAGCCATTGTAGCATCATATACCTGAACGACCTGATCATAACGAACAAGTCGAGCACCAAATTCTGCATCTAGCGTATAAGTATCTACACCACCTGAAGTAGCAACAACGGTAATAGTTCCTACTTGACCAGTTCCAGTGCCCTGAAGCTGTGCATCCAATTGACGCTTGATTTCAACTGTTGCACCAGCAGTAAGACGCCGAACTGCATTAATAACAGATTTACGTTTATCGTCAGTTGACCATTGAGTAAGTTTAGTATATTCGATATTTTCTGATAGGAAAACTGGTCTAAGAACGGCCTTGTCCCACGTTGGACCACCGCCTCGTCCCATATCTCCACCATCAGGATTAAAATATTGAAATCTACCACCAGGACGTAATTCCATAGGAGCACGCATTTCACGATATGAAACTACTTCAACATCACGCTTTTTAATATTACCTAGAAATGTATCGTCTGACTCGAAAACAGTTGTTACCTTCGGCAGAACTCTTTCAAGCTCTGTTCCGGCTACAACTGACTCAACAACGGCACCAGGCATATGTTAGTCCTCAGTCTCTCATGAAAAAGTCAGTTACCGATTCTCCTTTTTTAGGTCCATCATTTTTACCCTTAAATTGGCTGGGTCTGCCAGGTGTTGTTTGTCTCCGCGCTCCGCGCGCTGAAGAGTCTTCTTCGTCATCTTTTTCTTTTTCGCGTGGAACGCGAGGACTTGCATCTTTTAGAGCCTCAGCTCTAGCTTTTAGAATTGCGTTTTTGAGATTTCCCTTAGCCTTAGAGAGATAGAAAGATTTAATCTTACTTAATGTATCCTTAGAAAATTTATTATTGAATGCATTTCTCCAAAGACTATCAAGATTCTTAACTACAGATGGATCTGAAGATATTGCCTCTGTTAATATCTTCATAGCATCTGCAACAGCATTCTTCTTTACATAAGAAGACATATTCCCTCTTGGATCAATATAATCAGCTATTGTTGCTTTTAGTGTATTATCGACTTGTGACTGCAAATCGTCTCTTGCAGTTTCAAATCTTTCACGAACAAATGAAATTCTTTCTTGCTCTGCTTCACTATGCTCAGCGTCGTTCCTTTTCTCTACACGATTAACTGGAGCCGTAAACTTAGCAGTTCCAAATACAAACTGATTAACTAACAATGCGGCTTGTTTTAGATCATCATTATCAGTATCGTTAGCTTCTTGAACCATTTCCATGATAAGCCTCTTATTCAAATTGCCGACTACATGAAAATACGCTTCCTTATCAACTTTTGCTAAAGCTGGTAGATAGTCATCCACAATCATATTAAATGCTTTAGTATCAGTTTCTTTTACTTCTCTAAGAATATCTGATGTATTACCAGACAGTAACTGAGATTCAAAAGTGCTAAATGTCTCAGATCTCTCAGCTAGCTCCTTAGCATCATCAAAAGATCCGAATAATTCTGTATATTGTCTGTCACGATACATCATCTTTTCTAAAAATGGAAAATCTTTGAATACATCAGGATATTTCTTTAGTATCTCCTTTTTACGTGGAGGAGTTTCAATATTTAAGTCATCTTCTGGCTTAGTTAGATCTATCTTTTCAATATCTTCATCTTCTTCTGGTTCAGTTAATTCTATATCATCAGTTTCTTCTGGTTCATCATCTGGAAGCTCTTTAGCAGGCTTCTCTTCTCTTTCTTTCGGCGCAGCCGGAGCCGGTTCCTTATCTATTTCCTTAAATAAATCATTAATATCATCAGCCGTCTTTTGTGACGGAATTTTAGATGCAGTATCAGGCGACAGGGCTTCTGGCATTAGATTCTCCACTTATTTTTTCAGACTGTTTAGGTTTGGCACTAGGCGGTTGGCCTGGCGAAACATCTGAAGTTTTCTGACTATCTTTTACTCCAGCTAGTTTTAGCTGATCATCATGTAATTGCTGAGCTTGCTGTTGCTGTTGAACAATAGCCATATGTGCTTTCATATGCAATAGAACATTCTTATATCCATTCTGATTCTCTACCTTAGCTAGCCTACCGGCTGAAGAGATTAGCCAAGACTTACAAATTCTAGCTTCTATATCATGATTATCAACATCAACATCAATTTCAACAGAAGGCTTCTCTTGCGGCTGCTGCGCAGGTTGTCCTTGCTGTTGCATCTGTTGAAATTGCTGCATTTCTTCCTGGGATGGTGGTATTGCAGCGCCGTTAACTAATTCAACAATTTCTTCATATTGTTTCTGAACATCTTCCATTCCAGGAAGCTTAAACTCTGGAATCTTAATAATCTTAGCAATATACTGGAAATTGTCCGGGTCCATCATAGCAGATATAATCTCTTGATTATTCAATTGGAATAATTGCATAATCATATCAGCTTGCTGCTCATCACTAATTGGCAGCTTCTCATCCGGCTCTAATTCAATACTTCCAATCTTACCATCTATTTCAGCCTTTCTGATGAATACGTTAATGAAATTACCTTGTTTATCTTTCTGGACAACTCTCTCATCCTCGACCATACATTTCATATACATCGGTATAACTTTACCAAATATAGTTTTCCACCAAATAGTAAGCATTCGCCAGGGAGTCTGTAATCTCTGCAATGCCATTCCTTTAGACATTGCATATTCCGAGGCTGTGCGGCTACTTCCGGCTCCTGGACTTCCACCAAATATAGATGGAAGTGCTCCAGAAACGAATTGTCCTAATTCTTGTATAATCCTATAGAAATCAAATACCTCAGTCGACAGCGAGGCAGACTTTGACGAGTAGAAAGCCTCTCCGATATTTCTTGATCCAGCTACTGGTTTAGTAGGTGTAATAGTTCCTGGCATTGCTTCTATTTGACGTTGAGCATTGAAATTAACAACAGCCGGATCAGCCCAAGTCTGAGTAATACCATGTTCAATAGTTTGTAGTGTTAGACTGATCAAATCATTAACTATGTCTTGAATATTAGTAACTAGCTCACCTAACGGATCATGATTTAAGAAGTCTGACATTGGATTCTGTGTTAATGTCCAATGATCGTCTAAACTCTCATTTTCATAATCAGCCGGAACGTCGTTAACCATTACGAACTTAGCACCATCAGGAAATTTCCTCTTAAGCCTCTTCATATCTTCTTCAGCTAGTATATTGAAGCTTGCTGGTCTTAGCCAGCAGTTTTTAACTGTTACATTTTCATCTGGAAACTCACCACGATACTGTGTATTCAATCTTCCATATTGTTCATATGGGTCATTAACTCCGATATTAGACCATCCACCCCTAGGCATTTTATCGCGCAGATCAGGATAACACTCCAAAGCATTAGAATAGTGTGTTTCATAGCCGTAGATGAGATATGGAGTATCACACTGCTTTTTAGCAGAATTAGAGACTTTGACATATAAGCCTCCGTATACTTCTAGACAAATTCGAGTTTTAGGAGATTTTGTAGTCCCAACCATCCGTGGGATTATCAACTTAGTTTTTTGTAGGGCTGGGTCTAATTGAGCACCGCACTCTATACAAATAGGACCTTTTTTTAGCGCGTTTTTAATATCTACATCATCTTCATCTGGTTCAAATTCGTCTAATTCATCTGCTGAGAAAGCTTCATCCGGCTGACGTGTTCCACATTCAGGACAAACATGAGCTTCTATTTCTTCATCCTTATATTTTGGTTTTTCATAGGTTCCATAGCTCTCATCCTCTTTTGGATAATTGTAGCAAGCAATCATACCTTCTGTGCAATAAATATAAAGAGCATGTAACCACAAATATAAGACATCATTATGCTTATAAACTAATTCGGATATCTTATCACCAGCTTTGGCTGTGGATATGTCTAGTGGATTCTCAGCATCATCTGGAACACAGTTTATAGCTGGGATTTGTATTGACAGAGCCGCAATGATAGTCTCCAAGAAGGCTTTGAATACATTGACTGGCTTATCGTAGTAATCCTGGTCAGTCTCTGAAGCATTAATATCTCTGTTATAGACTCTGTAGTCTTGAGCGGCTTCGGACCAGTAAATAAGAGAAAAATTGTTCCAATAGAGCTTAAGTCTTCGATACTTACGAATCTGATATTCTCTTGTAGTTCTGTCTTCATTATAGAAATGGTCAGCTACAGTTTTCAGCAATGAGCAGATTTCTTCGTTTAATTCTTTAGCCATACTCTATCCAATGTCTATCCGAAGCTTTTACGACCAAACGACTTCTTTCCTCCGCCACCAGTAATAGAACTCATCATCTTATCGAACTGATCAATACTAG